AACCACCAATTAATTCCTCACTTAGAGAAACATCAGATGCTGGTAGTACTATTACTGCTGACGCAACTGCATTTTCTGGTGTATATCGTTATGCTACAGAAGAAATTCCGCCTGCACCTCTAGACAATCAGAGAGAAAAAGTAGAAATTTATGACGAATTAATTGCAGCAAAACGTATTACTAGTGCATTTGCTAGAACTGTAATTCGTCGTTATAACTGGGATGTAGCTGTAAATCCTAAGTTTGATATGTGGAAACCTGACTATTCTGCAAGTCCTGCAGGCAGTGGTCAAATTGGCAAGACAACTGCAACTGGTGAAGACTCCATTTCAAATGCTAAATTCTATGTTCTAAACTCAGATTATGAAGTATTCAAGTGTCTTTATAATGGAGAGAATGAGACATTTCCCAGTGGTCAAAATGCTGTAGAAGAACCATCGACTTCTTCGGGTAACTATTCTAACGGAATTTACACAGCATCAGATGCTAGTGGATATATCTGGAAGTATATGTATACTATGCCTACCGATGATGTTCTAAGATTCCTTTCTTCGGACTTCATGCCTATTGTCCTTCCAAGTAACAATTCACGTACAAACGTAGTTTCTGCTGCTATTGATGGTGCAGTTGAAGTTGCTATTATTGAAAAAGCGGGAACTGGTCTTCCTGCTTCTACTACTTTATATACCTCTATTAAAGGTGATGGAGTTGGTGGAGTAGTTAAGTTTGAAACAAATGGCAGTGGAACTATTACTTCTGCTAGCATTCAAACTAAAGGAACTGGATACACATATGGTCAAGTTCTGCTAGGAAACGGTAATTTATTCTCCGACTCTACTTTATCAAATTCTGTCGCTACTGGTGCTTCTGCGGTTGGTGCTATTGAAGTTATTATGTCGCCTAAGGGTGGACATGGTTCTGACCACGAGCAAGAACTAAATGGTAAGCGTGTAATGACTAACATTCGCCTTACTTATTCTGAAGGTTCTGGTGACTTCCCAGTAGATAATGACTTCCGTCGTATTGGTATTCTTAAGGATCCTTTTGACTTTGGTACAACTACTCCATGCACTCTTGACACCCGTTCGGGTCTAAAGGCAGTCAAGATCACTGGAGGATCTGCCAACTTTATTCCAGATGAGCAAATTACTCAAACTGTAAGTGGTGGAACTGCAAAAGGAACTGTTGTTTCATGGACTCTAGATAGCGGTTCAACTACTGCAGGAGTTCTTAAGTATATCCAAACAGTTGATAGTGATCAAGATCAGGGTGTTGTAAGAGCATTTGAAAGCACTGCCAACGCAATTACTGGTGGTCTTAGTGCAGCGTCTGGTAATGTTGATACAAACTACTTTGGTTCACTTTTGGGCACTCAGTTTCCTGGAGTTGATGCTTCTAGCGCAACTGGATTGGCAAATCCAGAAATCGAAAATAATTCGGGTGAAGTTATTTACTTAGAAAATCGTCGCCTAATTACTCGTGCTGCTGACCAAATTGAAGATATTAAACTGGTCATTGAGTTCTGATTTTATTAAACAATTTGAAATCCTCCCTAGGGGGGATTTTTTTTATCTCTATAAATACTAAGGACAAAGAATTCTAGTATTTGGCGGAAAACAATGCCACAGAAGACAAACCTTAACGTAAATCCTTATTTCGAGGACTTTGACGCAAGTAAGAATTTTTACAAAATTCTATTCCGTCCTGGATATTCTATTCAAACTAGAGAATTAACACAAATACAATCTATTCTACAGAATCAGATTGAAAGTTATGGCAAGTATGCTTTTAAACAAGGCGACCTAGTTGTTCCTGGAGAAGTTGGACTTAATACTAGATTAGACTATGTAAAGTTATCTTCCGTATCAGAAGTTGCTGTCAATGAAGGAAATGATATTGTATATAAAAAATATGATATTACTCAACTTATAGGACTGAAATTAAAAGGTTTAAGTTCTGGTGTTATTGCTACTGTATTAAAAAGTAAATTAGGCAATGATACTAGATCAGATACATTGTATGTAAATTATTTAAATAGCGGCGACTCTAATACAGAACCAACTTTCCGTCAAGGTGAGACTTTAGAAGTTGTTGATGGAGTAAATACTCCACTTTTAGTGGTTGGAACAGATGGTAGTGTTTTGCCTACTAGTATTAGTATTACTGATCCGGACACACAAGAATCTACTTCTTTAGAAAGTCCAGCAATGGGTTTTTCTTCTGCTGTTGAAGTAGAAGAAGGAATATATTTTGTAAATGGATTTTTTGTTAGAAATGAAAGAGAACTTTTAATCATAGACAATTACTATGATATTCCATCTGCTAAAGTAGGATTTACTATTAGCGAAGATATTATTACCCCAGAAGAAGACTCAAGTCTTTATGACAATTCTATTGGAGCTTCAAATTTTACTTCTCCTGGAGCACATAGGTTAAAGATTAGTTTAAATCTAACAAGATTTGATTTGAATGAAAAAACAGACAAAAATTTTATTCAACTAATTACAGTATATAAAGGATCTATACAAAAAAAAGTATCGGTAACTAATTACAGTTTAATTGAAAAGACACTTGCCAGAAGAACTTATGATGAAAGTGGCGATTACATTGTAGATAATTTTTCTGTAGATATTAGAGAATATGCACAAAAAAATGGAAATGGCGGTATCTATAGCAAAGATGAATTTGATAAAATTAATGGATTAACTGAAGCAGAAGCATCAAGAAAATTAATTGCTAGTATTGGTCCAGGAAAAGCATATATCCGTGGATTTGAAATTGTTAATAAAGAAACAAAATATATTGAAGTAAATAAAGCAAGAGAAAGTCTTACTAGTGATAACATAAGGTTAAAAACAAAATCTTTACCAACTTTTAATATTACCAATAACTACGGTAGTGTTCCACTTAACAAAGAAGGTGCTGAATTAACAGCATATCCATTTGTAAATTTGTACACCACATTTAGTGACGGATCGATTGGTCTGAACGATACAGAATTATCAACTGCACACAGACAAACTTTATCTAGAAGAGGTGAGTCTTTTAGTGTCGATGATGGTGTAAAAACTATTACTATTGATGTAACAGATACAAACAATCCAATTGTAGGATTTACCGGAGCTAATTTTCAATCTGAATTAGGAACTCTTTATTTTGTTAAGACTAGAGATGATTCTGGAACAGCTGTTGCAACAGGGTCATTAAAATCTTTAGCATTTGCAAAAGTAAATAAACCATTACTTAATACTAATGATAATGTAAAATACTTAGAAATAACTGTTTTTGGAGACAAAGCAGATGTAGAACTTTTATTGAAAGAATATGATGAAGGTGATGCTGGAAAGAGGAGAAAAATATACACAACTCAAGCAGCTGCAGCTGCTGATACTGGTGAGTTAGGTTATATTGTAGATTATAGTGAAACTATTACTCCTTTAATTGGAAGAGCAAAACCAAATAATTTTTTCCTTAAGAAGAGAGGAACTGGATTTAATTCAGATTCTGATATTGTAATATCTAAAGGTCGTTTACCAGATGGTTCTCCGTCATATAATTCTATTTTTGGATTGTCGTATTTCGATCCTGAGTTTTTCACTAAACTTATTTTAGACAATGCCCCATCTGAAGGCAGTTTCAATTTAGGGGATTATGTTTTTGGTTTAACCAGCGGTGCATATGGTGTTGTAGAAGGAGGTCCCTCTGGTAAATATTCTATTGGACCAATCCTTTTCGTCAAAACTCTATCTGGAAGATTTGTTTCTGGAGAAAGTATTCGAGATGAAAATAGCAATGTTTCTAGGATTGCAAAAGACAATACAATTTCACATTTTATTGTTGCTAATCCAGGACTTGGATATGCAAGCAATTCTGCTCTAGTTATTAACGGAGTAGAATATGACGCTGGTGTTGCAGAACTACAAAGACAAAGTAATGGTGGTTTTTACAGAGTAATTGTTAATAATAGAAATGCTTTATCAGTTGAGTATTCACAACCTCCAGCTGTAACAGTTGTTCAACCATCAGGATCATCTGATCCTTCTGTTGGTGCTTCTATCATTCCCGTTCTTTATAGGAATTCTGTAACAACGTATTCCCCTCAAAATGTTAAATCTCTTGCATCAGAATACGGTTCTGGAAATGAAAATGTATTTACAGCAGATGTTGTAATAGACGATAAAGAATTTGCAGAAATTAAATCTGTAACTGAATTTACTTTCTTTGGAAGTAAAGGTTCTAATTTTGTAGAATCTACTAGTTTTAACGCAGATGCTAGTTTAGTTTTACAACAAGGAGATTTAGTACAGTTTACTGACGTAGACAATAGAATTGTTCGTTCAATTGTTCAATATGCGACAATTGCAGAAAGTTCTGCAAAGACAAGAATTTACTTAGATATAGCTTTACCAGGAGATGTTGTTAACACTAGTGTTGTTCGTTTACGACCTACAGTAGTTAATTCAAGTCAAGGTTCTTTAGTATTTCCTACTGGTAGTAAGCAGATCCAAAAAATTTCTACAACTCCTGAGCAAACTGATATTAAATATTTTTTCCGTAGAGATTTTGTAACTACAGCAGCATCTTCTGGTGGAACTATCACATTCGCTGCACAACTACCATTTGGAACTCAAAAGTTTGCTGAGTTTACAGAAAATAATTATATTATTACCGTATTAAATCCAGGGGATGCTCCAAATATACAAAGAGGTGATATTGTTTATGTTGAAAAAGATTTTATTACGATTACTTCATCTACAGATACTTCGAGTGGTCTTACTTCTGGAAGTATCAGTTTAAATCTGTCTTCTACTTATTTTGGAGCAATCCCAAGTAACGGAACATATCCAACATTAAAATTAAGTGCTACTTTAGAAGTAGAAAATGCAAAACCAAGATTAAAAACTTCTGTCGATAACAAAAGAATTGTAATTACTTCTTCTGGAGATCGTGTAATTCCATTCAGAGGAAAAGACTACGATAGTGATGTAGTAGAAGTTATTACATATTCTGATGCTTACAAGTTAAGATATGTTTACGAAGGAAGTCAAACACAACCACCCAGTGTTGATACTGCAGGTAACTTAGTTTCCGGAACTGATGTAACTGATAGATTTACTTTCGATAATGGTCAAAGAGATACAGTATATGATGTTTCTAGGATTGTATTAAAATCGGGAGCAGTAGAAACTACTGGTCAATTAGTAGTTGCTTTCGATTATTTTGAACATTCACAAGGAGATTTTTGCACTATCGATAGTTATCTCCATGAAGCAGGAGTTCCTGAAGACGAAATTCCTTCATTCAATTCTACAGTCCATGGAATTGTAAATCTTAAGAATGTTATCGATTTCAGACCTAAGGTAGATTCAACCTCAACTATTTCGGGATTCCAAAATAAATCTTCTTTATCAAATACTATTGGAAGTTTTGCTAATTCTGGAGCAGTTATTGCATCCTCACCAGCATCAGATTCTAACTTGGAATACACATTATCATTCAGTCAAATTCAGTATCTCGATAGAATTGATGGAATTTTTCTTAATAAGAAAGGGCAATTTATTACCAAAGAAGGAAACTCTTCGTTGAATCCAACGAAACCTGATCCTGTTGATGATGCGATTCCACTTTTCTATGCATACATTCCTGCATATACAACTAACAGTAAAGATGTAAGAATTACCAACATCGATAACCGTCGTTATACAATGCGTGATATCGGTAAACTAGAAAAACGTATTGAACGTTTAGAGTATTATACTACATTAAGTATTCTAGAGCAGCAAGCTCTAAATATGCAAGTTAAAGATGAAATTGGTTTTGATAGATTTAAGAGTGGATTCTTAGTAGATAATTTTGAATCACATAGATCTGGTAATTTAGTATCTGCTGATTATCAATGTTCTATTGATTCTCAACAGTCTGTATTACGTCCACAATCAAAAGAAGATTCTTTCATCCTTAAAGAAAACAACGAAAGGGAAGATCAAAGAGTTGTTTCTGGATATAAAAGATCTGGAGATATTGTTACTTTACCATACACAAATATAGAACTATTAGGAAATAGTTTTGCTTCAAAACCACTAAACCCTAATCCGTTCGTTGTCCTTCAATATGTTGGAGATGTAAGTATATCACCAAGTATTGATCAGTGGTATGATCAAACTGCAACACCTTTGATTGTAGATACCAACACTGATTTATATAAAATTTTCCTTTCTAAAGTAGATGTAACAGAGAGTTTTTCATCTTTACATAATTCATTTATTATAAACTGGGTTGGTTCTTCGCCATCATTTACTTCAATTAATTCTCTCGGTGGTGTCAATAGCATTGACTCACAAGCAACTGTAGAATCTGCATCTATTTCTAGTTCTTCTAATATTAGTCCTAATAATAATGACGTTGCTAAGGGAGTTCAAATTACTACAACTAGAGAAAGAAATGTTTCTTCTTCATTGCAGTTTTTTGCAAGGAGTATTCCAGTTAAGTATGTTCTCCAAAGATTAAAACCAAATACAGAGATTAGTGTATTCTTAGAAGGAAGAAATGTTAGTCGTTGGGTTAATCCCGATTTGAGATTTACTGGTGTGGCCACAAATTCATTGTCTTCTTTCAATGGAAAAATTGTTACAGATTCTGATGGAAATGCAAGTGGATTAATTATTATTCCTGCAGGTTTACCACCATCCGAAAATACTACATGGACTGGTGATATAGACACGGTAGATTACGATGATTCTGCAGAAGAAATTAAAATAAGCACAGGAATCAAAACTTTTAGATTTACATCTAGTTCTACAGATTCCGATAAACTTAAAGTAGATACATATGCAGAAGTTAAGTATTATGCTACAGGAATTTTACCAAATAATCCTTCTAATATTATTTCAACAAAACCAGCATACTTTAAAGCCAATGAGGGTATCCAATTTATCGATTCTAATACCGACAATCCGATAAGACCAAATCCATTGGCACAAACATTCAAGATTGAAAATTATGATGGTGGTGTATTCACAACAGGGGTTGACCTCTACTTCAAGAAAAAGAGTACTGTTATCCCAATCAAAGTATATCTTTCAAATGTAGATTCTGATAAACCAGGAAAAAATATTGTTCCTGGAACAGAAAGAATTCTATCACCTTTAACATTCTTAAAAGTATATACGAATGGTAATGTTAATGTGACTAAAGGCGAAAATGTGGTTGGGTCTACAACTGCTGCAAGTGGTCCAATTGAAAAAATTATTGACAAAAATGGAGTTGATTTAGTTCCATCTTCAACAGGAAGATTTTTGTTAACGAATGAGCAAGTGTATACCATGGTTCTTTCAAATCATAATGGTCGTTCATTTAACCAAAATGAATCTTTAACAATTCCATCAGTTACTTTAACAAATGCTACACAAGGAGAAACTGGACTAGTAACTATTGCTAAAGATAGTGGAAGTGTATCTGATATCAGAATTGTCAACACCGGAGATAATTATGACAGTGCAATTATTTCTATCGAGAGTCCTCGACTTCCAGGAGGATCTGTTGCAACCTCTAGAATTGAAATTTCTGAAGGAAAAATTTATAATGCTGAAGTTTCATTAACAGGATTTGGATATACAGAAGCACCTTCAGTTGTCATCAAAGGCGTTGGAAATGGTGCTGGAGGGTGTGTTATGGAGACTTCTATATCAATTGATACACCTGCTGTTAGGATGGGCGTAGCAACCGATTTCGAAGGAGTTACAGAGTCTACTACACCAACTAAATTTATCTTTGATCATCCAGTTTATTTGCAAAATGATACTGAATATGCACTTGCTGTAGAAACCGATTCTGTAGATTATGAACTTTGGGCATCTAGACTAGGCGAAACTGACATTTCTACTAGTACGGTTATTACCACGCAACCATCTTTAGGTTCTGTTTACAAATCACAAAATATTGATAACTGGACTGAAGATAATTTTGAAGATCTTAAATTCTCATTGTATAGAGCAGAATTTGATATTAGTAGAACATCTGAATTAATTTTAAAGAACGAATCTCTTGGTTACGAATTGCTAAAAAACAATCCATTAGAAACTAGCGCCGGATCGAATACAAATGCTACGGCAAAACTATTTAAAAATAATAACAAAATTATACAAGTTCAACATAAAAATCATGGATTTGAAGATAGCGGAGACTCTAAGGTATTTTTCAGAACGGCATTGGGAACTGGTGGTATCACCGCTAATGTTTTAAATAGTCGATTGTTTACAATTTCGAATAGTGGAATTGATACTTATAATATTACATCTACAACATCTTCAGCAAATAATACTGTTGGGGGAGGAAAGAATCTTTATGCTACCTATAACAGAAAATTTGAAGTTCTTTATCCACAAATTCAATATTTAACATTTAGTTCTACTAAGTTAGAATCTACTGTTAAGACTACGGATGTTATTCCTGTGGACTCTACTACATCAACATATACATCATATAATCAAAATAATTACGAAAAAACATTTTTGAATGAACCACATTATTTCACAAATCAGAAAATGATTTTATCTGAAGTAAATCAAACTTTTAATAATATTGATAATTCGTTAACTTATAAGTTATCTTTATCTTCTGAAGTATCATATCTTTCTCCAGTAATTGATCTTTCAACTGCAAGTGTTAAGACTATCACAAATAGAATTGAAAAATCAACCGGTAAAGAAAACAGATATGGAAGAAGAGATCAAATAATTCAATTTTTCCCTATCTATAAATTTAACTTATCAAATCTAGGTGGATCTTCTATCCAAGATGATCAATCAATAGAAGGTCAAACTTCCAAAGCAATTGGAACAATTGCAAAAGTAGATGGCAACACTGTATGGGTACGAGTAAAAACTGCACAGTATTTTAAAAGAGGTGAAAGATTAGCACTTGGTAATCAACCAACTTTAATTGAAACTGTCAATGGAATCGAAGTTCCACGAGCTACTGTAGATACAAACCCAATTCAATTGTTTATTGATATTGAAGATGCTTCTACAATCGTTGCTAGAAACCCATCTGTTTTTACAGAAACTTACGATAATAATATTACCGGAAGAACTGTAATTTGGAATAATAAAACTCAAGATTTAATTTTGAAAAATGATATTCAACCAATTAATGATGACTTCGATGGAAGAATTATTGATTCGGTAGCATTTAATAGAAATGCTATTACGGCAGATCAATTAAAAGATATCTTTAGAGTTGGAGATTTTGTAAAATATCCAGGTCAAGAAGATGCTGATGCAAAATTACTTGAAATTGGAAAACTTACATATACAAATGGTGTAGAATTTGTTCCAGAAAATACTTCTGGAAACACTTCATCTATTGCAAAATATGTTACAAAAGAAGTTACGATCAATAATCCAGGAACTGCTATCAATGTCCAATTAACTTTGAACACCAAAGAGATTTCTGATGTTGCCGTTCTTTATAAGTATAAAACTGCATCTAGTCAAGAAAATTTTGAAGATATTGATTGGGAATATTTTAACGAATCGGGAGAACCTGACAGTTTAGTTATTTCTACTCCAGAAAATACAATATCGTCCACATTAGAAAAGCAATCATCATATCAGGATATTAAATATAGTGTTTCTAATTTACCAGAATTTTCTGCTTTTTCTATTAAAATTGTCATGATGGGAACTGATCCAGCATTTGTTCCCAAGATTCAGGATATTCGTGCTGTAGCAGCTTTCTAATTTCCGCGTATGAGTTATACTAAAGTTGAAGGTTATGATGGTCTCGTAAGAGACGAGACCACAGGTGCTATAATCAATCTCGATGATTCTGCCATAGAATCTAGACGCAAATCAAAACATTTGAATTCCGCGTTAGAAGATATAAATATGTTGAAGAATGAAGTTTCTGAAATAAAATCCCTTCTGCGCGAGCTAATAAGAAATGCCAGCAATTAATGTAGCAAGAACCGATACCTTTGAGATTCAAAGGCAAAAAATTAATAATATCAGCACACAAGTTTTCAACGTAACATCTGGTGGTAGTGATTTATCTACAGGTAACTTAAAACTCGGCAACGGAACAATTTCTTCTCCATCGTTATCTTTTGATTCCGAAAATACACTCGGATTTTACAGAAAATCTCAAGGTATTATTGGATATGTTTCAAATGACAAATTGCTTTATGAACTAGAAGATAGTGGATTTCTTTCTTATAGAGATTTTGTCTTTAGAAAAACCGAATTATTCACTGAAGGACTCGTCATAAATTCCGGAGGTCAAAATTATGATCCAGGAACATACAATCAAATTTCTGCTATTGGTGGAACTGGACAAAGTGGAATTTTAAGTCTAACTGTAGATGACTTTGTAGGAACATCAAGTTCATCAACAAACTACACACCAGGAAATTTTAGTAACATACCAACAACCGGTGGGTCAACGTCTACTAGAAGTTTTGTATCATTTACAGTTGATCCAATTGTAGTAGATATTACTAACGCTGGTTCTGGGTATACTGACGGAAGTTATACTGGAGTATCATTAACGGGAGGAACCGGAACAAATGCTACTGCAGATATCACAGTTTCTGGTGGTATATCGTATTCTGGTTCTATTGCTGCAGGTAGTGGATATACTGAAGGAGTTTATAGTAATGTAAATTTAAGAAACCAAGCAAAACAAACTTTTGTAGTAACCAAACAACTTGGTGATTACTTTATAGATGGATCACAACAACCCGTTTTAAATTTTGAAGCAGCAAGTACTTATAGATTTGATCTATCAGACCCCAGCGTTGATGATTCTCTAATTATTAGGGGTGCTGGAGGTGTTGGAACACCCCCTAGTGGTATAACTACAATTTCAGTTGGAACAGTTGGACAAGCAGGTGCATTTGTAGATGTAATAGTTGAAAGTGGTTACTCTTTGACTACTGCTTCTTATATCGGAATTGCCAATACTGCTGGTGCAGATATTAATTTTACCACAGGAACTCCCCAACAATTTGGAACGGGTGCATCTGCTGACGTAACTGTTAATAACACTGGAAATATTTCAGCAATTACATTTACATCTATTGGTTCCAATTATCAAGCAACGGATGTATTAGAAATCCCACCAGTTACAATTGGAGCAGGAACTAGTGGAGGGTATACTATTAATAGTATTAATCCAAATGGAACAATTACTGCATTAACTATTGTAAATAGCGGTCAAAATTATATCCAAAATGATGTTCTTTCTGTAGCAGCTGCAGATGTTGGATCAACTGGAAGTAATGCATCTTTTACTATTACTTCACAACCAGGAATTTTAAGAAATTTTACATTCAATAATGCTGCTAATGATTATCTTGCAAATGATATCATTTCTTTGCCAGCAACACAGACTGGTGTAACTACCACTTTAGTTGGTAGTGATGGTGGAAATACTGATCCAGAACTTACATTTACTGTAAGTGATGTTTCCCTAATTGTTCCTGGATCTGTTGTAACTTTAACTGCTGGAACTGGATCTTTAGGTTCAGGAGAAACTCTAGTAGAGGCTATTGATTATGATGCTAATAGCATAACAATTAATAATAACCCAGCAACTTCTGGTAGTGGCACATTAACTTTCACACCACCTTACGGAACTCCAACATCAGCATTTACATATACTATTAATAATATTGGTGTTGTATCATCAGTTTCTGTATCTAATGGTGGTATTGGTTATTTTGAAGATGATTTGATCAGTGTAACAAATACTGACTTAGTACAACCAATTTCTTATACTGCTAGAGTAATTGATTTACAAGAATTAACTTTTGGAGCATCTACAATTCCAAGTGGGACATTTACCACAAGTCAATCTATTAAACTTAGAGATGGAACTCCTGTTTCATCAAACTTAACATCTTCTACTACATTAACTCCAAATACAGTAGGACCACTATCAGCAACATTAACTACAACTACAAATCTAACAACAGTATCTAATGCTGCAGGAATTGCAATTGGTTATAGAGTAACATCTACAGGAACTGGTTCTGTGGGTCCCAATATTACAGTTACTGGTGTGAATCTAGGAACTGGAGAAATAACATTATCAGCAAATCCAATTGCTTCTGGTTTAGCAAACCTCACATTCACAGAAGACAAAACTGCGACATACAGTGGTGTTGCTACTACTACAAATAGTGCAAATGGAATTAACGAAACTTTAAATATATCTAGAAATGCCGAAGGTGTTATTTCTAGTGTTGTAATTGTTGGATCTGGATTCTTTTATGCTGCCGGGGATACATTAACTATTGCAGGAAACTTAGTTGGTGGATCTTCTCCAGCAGATGATGCAGTTGTAACTATTGACGACGTTTCAGAAACTACATCTGCTCAAGTAAGAGAAGTAACAGAGTCTGGTGGATTCACAACTTCATTATTAGTTGATGTAGGTGGATTTGGTAATACTTCACAGTTTATTGTTGTAGGAACAACTACTCCAATTTATACTGCTCTTACTGCAACTGGATCTGCAGAAAGGTTTGGGTTTACTATAGATACTGGTTCCGGTCCAGTATATAATCCAAATTTAACTCTATTGGAAGGAAATTCTTATACTTTTAACATAGGAGATGCCAGTATTTCTCCACTTGATTTTCAACTTTCACAGTTTCCGGGCGGTATTTGGGGAAATAGTTTTATTGAAAATGTTAATGCAACTTTGGTTGCTGGAAGTACTTCAATAAACGTTGGTAGCAGCACTGGTATTATCCAAGGAATGCGACTTTCTTTAGTTAGTGGTGATGGATCTTTGCAAAGTGATACTAAAGTTGTTTCTATTGTAGATGGAAGTAATATTACAGTAGACAAATCACCTACTGCAAATGGATCATGTGTATTGAACTTCCGTGGATATGCATATGAAAATGGAGTATCTCTAGGAACTTCTGGTTTAACAATCAAAGTTTTATCAGATACACCAACTTTATATTACTATGCAAACAATAGTTCAAATGTAAATTATGCAAACATTGGCGGTAGTCCTGGAAATGAAGCAACTTTAACGGTAGATACAAACAATCCAAAAGTTTTTGGTTCTGGATTAGAAATTCAGGTATCTACAATTAGTTCTATTGATATCATCAAGAATGAAATTTCAGAAGGTAGAATTACCGCAAATGCAATTACTGCAGTTACTGGCAATGTAACTACGTTAACTTCAACTACAGGTAATATAACATCTATAACTGCAAATTCGTTAACGTTATCAACTTTAAATACTACAAATTTAAACGTAATAGGTTCTAGTGTTAGTTTTACTTCCCCAGATGTAAACATTGGAACTAATGTATCAATTACAAATAGTTCAGGAAATATTACAACAAGTGGTGTTTTAAGAAGTAATAATCAAATCAATTCTAACGGATTACTTACAATTTCAAACGCTACTATATCTACATTAGGATCAGAAGATTTATTGTTCTCGCCTGCCTCAAACAGAGTAGCGAAAGTAACAGGAACAACTGCATTTGTTATTCCATCTGGAGATAGTTCACAAAGACCAATCTCACCTATTGCACAAAATGGAGCGATTAGATTTAATACAGAATCTAATCAATATGAAGGTTATAGTGCTGCATCTTCTTCGTGGTCTTCTCTTGGAGGAGTTCGTGACCTGGATGGAAATACCTATATTGTAGCAGAAGAAACTGTTGGTGCTAATGACAATACATTATATTTTTATAATGATAATAATAACACTATAAAATTAACACCAAATTCTCTAGACTTTAATACTGTTAAAAAGATTAAGTCTATTAATATTTCTGCTCCAAACTCCACAGAATGGGCAGCAAATACCACAATTTCTGATGGTACATTCATCAAATATAAAAAAAATATTTACATAGTTCCAGTAGGTGGAAGTGGAACGACAGGAACTACTGCACCAACACACACAACAGGAACTGAAACAAATGGAACTGCTCAACTAGAATGGAATGTAACTGCAGTATCAGAATTATCATTTGAAGAAATATCTGAGGTAAGAATAGGTGCAACTGACGATACTCCTCTAGTAATCAGTCAAGACTTGAGACTTACCGGAAATTCTATTTCTACAGATATAGGTGATTTAGTTCTCAGACCAAATAGTGGTCAAAAATTAAAAGTTGATGCAACTTCTTCTTTAGTAATTCCTGTTGGAGATCAAAATCAAAAAGGATCTGCAGAAGTAGGATCAATAAGATTTAATACATCTGATACTATTTTTGAGGGATATGATGGATCTAACTGGGGATCATTGGGTGGTGTAAAAGATATTGATCAAGATACGTTTATTAAACCAGAAATTTCTCCGGGTTCGGATGAAGACACTTTGTATTTCTTTAATGCCGGAACAGAAACGGTAACATTAAATACAAATGGATTCACCTTTTCATCTATAGATACAATTAATGTTTCCGGAGAAACATTAAATATAGAAACACAAAATTTTGTTCTTGAGAACAATTCTCTTACTATTCTAAATGGAGATGGTGCCAATTCAGATAGATCATTTATCTTTACTTCAAGAGAGTTCCTAGATTTAGGAGTATCTTCTGGAGTAAATAATGATGCTATTTTAAGACTAGATGATCAAGGTGATGTTTTCTTTAATCTTGGATTTGGAACAGGAATTTATAATGGAGTTAAAATTTTTGATACGGAGTTGAAAGAATTTGAGCTTTCCGATTATAAAATTTTAACAAAAGATTTATCATTCACTGTTGGAACTGTAGATACTGGAGCGGTTGTTCTCTATGACCCAAGTATTGCTATTGGATGTAAAGTTACTGTTGCTGCTTTAAATATTACTTCAGGTGAAAAAGAGATTGTAGAATTTACTGTTGTCAATAACGGATCCGATATCTCATATACTGATTTCGGAAACGTCAAAACCGGCATAGATCAATTTACATCAGTGTTTGATATCGATGCTGGAAATAATGTGCGATTGACAATCACTTCAGCGAGTGGATTGACTACAGGAGATAATGTTATTGTTACAACTACTACAAACATCTACAAGAGATAAAAAATGGCAATTACTAATAAAGAGTTTGATTCCGTAGGAGGATTCTCTATATCAAATACACAAGTCGCAAATGAGTTTCGCGATTTTAAGAATCTAAACACACTTGAATTAAAAAATCGATTTCATTCTGATAGTAAAACTACAAATTATATTCTTAGGGGTTTAAATACAACGTCTTTGCAAATTGATGATATCGGTTCTGGAATACCAATTGAAAATTCAACTGTCAATTTTATTACTGGTAATATATTAGCAGTAAATCCATCAGGAACTGTTTACTCTTTGAAAATTGAGAGTACAGTTGGATGTAACAGTCTCGGTAATGTATCTGTTCTATCATCTCTAACTACTATTATTAAAGATGATATTCCAAATGGTGAGTCTTGGACTGTTTCTCCTCAAGGATCTACAAATAATTTTACTTATAATACTGGAAGAACTGGAACTGTTCAAAATATTAAATGGGTTGCATCAACACAAGTTGTTAGTATTGATTGGGCATAATGATAAATAGAAGATAGGAAAAAGTCAAGGATACGGCAGCACCATGAGTTTTAACATTAATTCCGATAAGGAAAAGATCAGAGGTGTAAATCCCAGTCTCATCGGTAATAATGAACTAACCATACGTGGGGGAACTGGTTCAGATGAAAAAGAGATTTTAAGAACAGAACTTAATTCTGACGGTTTCGCCCGTGTTGGTATTAACAGAACTGGTCAAAAAGTTAATAATATAACGGTAACTGCGGGTGGAACTGGATATAGTTCTCCTCCTGCAGTTACTTTAATTGGTGGAGGAGGTTCTGGTGCTACTGCCACTGCTTTTATTTTCAACGGACAAGTTATTTCTATTGCAGTAAATACACCAGGAAGTAATTTTTCTAGCAATCCTATTGTACAAATTTCCGGGGGAGGTGGAACGGGTGCTGCTGCTGAATCTGCGCTCGACAGTGTAGATTTCGAATTAGATATTAATGGTGCTATTAGAACATCAACATCAATTATTTCTGATACTGCTAGAGTTCTAAATCTAGATGTTGAAAATTTCGTAACGCCAAATTTATCATTAAGAGCACCAAATTTAAAAACTTATGTAAATAATACCGGTATTGTTTGGGATGCAAATGTTATTGTCCAAAAAGATTCATATCGATATTTTGGAAGTAATGTATATCAAGCATTAAATTCTGGACAAACTAGTTCTTCTGCTCCATCCCATGTAGATGGAGTTGAAGAAAATGGCACTGTATCATTTAAGCATATTGGTTTTAGAGTAATTGATCCTGCAAAATATAAGTTTTCAGAAACTGGAGATTCTGGTGAATTCCCCCGTTCTATTACACCACTACTTGGTGATAGATCTGACAAGATTGCAACTACAGAATACGTTCTCAACCTAGCAACGAATGACGTTGGTGGTCGCATATATGTTTCTGCACAAATTGGTTCCGACTTAAATGATGGTCGTTCTGCTGTAAATCCAGTCAGAACAATTAAAAAAGCAGCACAACTTGCTTGGTCTACAGTTGGTGTAAAAGAAACTTTAATTGTTTCTGGTGGAGATTATGTAGAAGATAATCCAATTTCATTACCACCAGATGCTTCAGTTGTTGGAGATAATCTTCGTCTTGTAATTATCAGACCAGCTAACCCAAAGAAACATATTTTCAAATTTGGTGATAAAAATTATGTTACTGGTGTAACATACAGAGATCAAATTGATTCCAATGGAGATTCTGTAGCTACTTGGGATTTTGCTATGGTATTTGATGATAAACAAAGAATTATCATCGATAATGAAGTCAATGGAGATTTTGGAGTTGACTTTCCAATTGGACATCAAATCTTCGGACCAGATGAATTTAGAGTTTCTTTTTCCCAAAATACAGGTCTTGCACAATTAGTATCCGGAAGATTAGTAAAAGGTTTAAATACTGGATCTAGAGCAAAAATAAATGCAGTAGATTTTACTACTACTACTGGAGCTAGTGCATATCTAGCAGGAAAAGTTGATGTTAGATTGATTAGTGGTTCTTTCTTACAAGGTGAACAATTTCAATATTTAACTGGAGCAACACCAACTGCAACAACATATAGCACATTACTAACTGCAACTGAAACTGATGGTTTAAATGCACTATTATTATCTTCGGATCCATCTGGTCAAATCAACCCTGGTAATTTTATAAGATTAACTGCAGGAAACACCGCGAGTGGACAGGCAATTGGTGGTGATTATGAAGTTATCAGTATAGGAACTTCTTCTCCATACAAATTAACTCTTGCTCCAATTTTATCAACTACTGGATGGACTTCTGATGGAGAGTCGATATCTGTAACTGCAGCAACAGAAATTACAGTATCCGATCAAACATTTGATTCTATAGATATCAGTTCTATTAGAGCAGAAGGTGAAGTAGTATCTTATGATACTGATATTACTAGCACATTACCAATTTCAAGAATTGATTTTTCTCTGCAAGGAGATCCATCAATTGCTACCGGTGGTTTCCAAAGTGACAGGTATGGTAATGCCGAAGATCTTGGTGGTATTGTTTTCTATACAAATTCATTGATTGGTAGAGATAATACTCATAATTTTAAAGAAGGTCAAGAAATAGAAATCTCAGGACTTCCAACAGTAGGTCCTGATTTATCTGCTTTAAATGGCAAACAAAGAATTTACAAAGTTATTGAAGACGCTGACGGTCGTTCCAGAAGATTTGTAATTCCTAAAAAATATGCAGGAACCAATGATCCTAATGTCCAACCAGGATCTTTTGCTACTGTAAGATCATTTTCAAAATCTGTTACAATTTCACTATTAAATTCACCAAATAGTTTTCCAATAGCAACGCCAAGAAATAGAAGATTTCAAGATGCGTGTAATCTACTACGCAATAATATAGATTATATTGCAGATGAAGTAGTAGGAAAAATTAACGATCAATTTAAGACAGATTATTATTCTATATTTAATATTAGTACAGAAGAAAATACTTTTGATATTTACTTAGGAACACTAGATCATACAAATATCTATGATAGTGCAAATCCAACCGGAACAGTAAGATTTAACAATACATCATATAACATAACAAATTTTGTATACAACACAAGTGCTACTGGTATTGCTACAGTTACTACTGCTGATACATTAATTAACTTACTATCAGAAGATGATACTGTTCAACTTGCTGGTCTTGAAATTTCTTGTGATGCAGGAACTAAAATTTACCCTTCTTATAGTTCACCAACATCAGGATCAAATACTGGAACAGATGGAGATGAGCAGTGTCGTCAAGATACGAGACATTTTGTTAATGCACTAATTAGAGACCTTGAATATGGAACAAACTATAATATAATTCAAGCAGCAAAAAAATATATTGTTGATGGGAAAATTGCATATATCGAAGATGAAATTACTCAATGTGTTAGAGCAATCGAATACGCTAGAGAATTGTGCATCTATGCGATGCGAAACTGGAGAATTAAAGATGGAACTGGTGCAGATCCAATATATGAAAGTGAATGGTCCTCTATCCCAAGATACTTTGATCTTACGGTAATCTCAACAACTGCAGGAACTCCAGTTTGTGATGATGTAAGATCTGCCATAGACACATTATCATATCTTTGGGTGGATATTATTTCAAATAATGCCACAGGAACATATATTGATGCGGCTTATTTAATTGCCAGAAATTCAGATTTGATTGCTGACCAAGCATACTTAGATACAAAAATTCAATATCCTTCTTTAAATCTTTCAGATGTAAATGAAAGAAAGTGTCGTAGAGATATTAAAATTGTAATTAAAGGTCTTGTTCGCGATTTAATTCTTGGAGGAAACCATGGAATTGTTTCTAGTGCTGAATCTTATTTCACAGGAACAGCTTTAACTGGTATCCCTGAAGCACAAAGAGATGAAACAATTTATGCTTTCCAAAGAGTAAAAGAATACGCAATCAATACAATGCGTAATTGGAGTGACGGAGATGTTGTATCTACAACACCAACAGGATCTACATATGCTCCAACTACTGGAGTATTTACAGTAACTTTCCCCGATCTTGCTATCACACCATCCCTTCAGGATAGGATTGCTTTTTCTGAAGGAGCTATTACATATAGTTGTGCTGCTAACGGTGGTGGTAATGACGCAAGTCCCTATAGAACTGATCTAAATTTTGGAAAAAGTTTTGCGCTTACAAATGTTTCATCTTCTGGAGGAAATACTACAATTACTGCTAATGTTGGAGTTGCTGGATCTAACACAGATGTACATACGTTCGTAAGTGCCTTATCAAATGGAACTAAAATTATTTACGGTCCAGTTGCAACCACATCACCAATACCAAAATTCGAAGATTGGAGTATTTTAGAAGATAGTGCAAACCCATCTTGTGCAAATGTAGCATCCACAATTACAACCGCATTTGATTTATTTGAAGATATTTTAGATGGAACTATTACATCTGGATCCACGACTCAAACTTATGGTGTTCTTTATAACACAACAAATATAGAAAATGTTGTAGATAATTTTATTAGTGATAAAGATGGACATAAAATAACAATCCGTGCTGATTATGATGATTATCCAATTGTTGAAGCATCACCATATACTCAGAACGCTTCTGTTATCTCCTTCCTAGGTGGTGGCGGTGCTGAAATTGATGGTAATAAAGTTAAGCAACCTAACTGTCCTTTCCCTGGTCTTGAACTAGATGGATCAGCATCATTCCCCAATCAGGGTAAATCAATGGTTGCTGCGGCATTCACGATTGTCTCCTTTGGTGGCACAGGATATAAAGTTATCAATGATGGTTATACACAGTTAGTTTCTGTTTTCGTTATCTTCTGTCAAGATGGTGTTCTTTGTGAATCTGGTGGTTATGCATCTATCACCAACTCTGCCACTAACTTTGGAACTTTTGCTCTAAGAGGAACAGGATTCAGTAATGAAGCTTATAGTTTTGATGCGGGTAATGGAGACATATTTGCAGGAACTTATACAAGAGCAACTATTTCTCAAGTAACATCAACTCCAACAGGGAGAACAAAATTAAGAGTTACTAACATCGGCAGAGAACCTTTAGAACATTATATTGTAAAGATTGATGGTTTTTCAAATACTAATTCTGATATAGAATATTTTGTTGATGTTGTAGAAGAAGTAACTGTTGGACCTCCTTTCAGTGCATTATTAACAATTGATGATGGAACTGGTCAAGCAATGGACTTGACTAGAGATTCTGATGGAAATGTGATTAGCACTGGTGCTTTACTAGGTGAAAATATTGCTTTACATAGACCATCTATTGTTAACTCTTCTTCTCATACGTGGGAATTTGCAGGTTCGGGAAATGACTATAATGCCCTTCCAGAGAATGGCGGCGTTAAAGTTGAAGCAAACGAGCAAGTATCTGAAGACTATGGTCGAGTGTATGTTTCTGGAACAGATGAACTAGGAGATTTTAAAGTAGGAACATTCGCTAGAATTGAAAACAGAACTGGTAATATTACCTTTACTGGCACGGTTACAATTTCAGAAGTTGAATTTTTGAAACTAAAAGGTGGCGACGTTGTTGTTACTGGTTTTGACGCATCCAATACACTTGGTGGTTCCGCTTCTACTGATTCTAAGTTACCAACACAAAAAGCAGTTAAAGACTATATTACTAATAACCTAGGTCCATATATTAACAAACCATACTCTACTAATGCTGTCCCAAGAGCATTGGTAGAATTGACTGACAGTGGAAAAATTTCTGTAGACCAAATTCCTGCATTGAGACCATTTGAAGTATTTACAGTTGCAGACCAATCGGAAAGACTTGCTTTGGAAGGAGCACTTGCTGGTGATATTGCTGTACAACAAGATACTTCACAATCATTTATTCTTAATAATGATTTAGATAGTTTATATCTAGCATTTTCAGTAGACCCAACTTTAAGTTTTAATATTTCTGATGTATTTACAGGAAGTTTAACTAACGGTCGTATTCAAGCAACCGAATATAGAAAAGGTGTTGTATATAAAATCAACATAACGAATGGTGGATCTGGATATGTATCTACACCAACTATCACTATTAGTGGAGGAAATCCAGATCCGGGTGGAGTATCAGCTGCTGCTACAGCAACTATTGCCAATGGACAAGTTGTTTCTGTTGAATTAATTCTATTCAATGGTTATATTGGTGGTTTTAATTATACTACTGCTCCAACAATTACATTCTCTGCTGCTCCATCTGGAGGAACAGATGCAACTGGTGATGCTTTAGTAGAATCCAGACTATATGGAAATATTGTTAATCAACTTAAAATAGAAGATACTGACACTATTCAAGATTCTACTACTCCATCTAATAATACAGTTAATATTAATAGAGTAGTAAATACTTCTTCAACTGTAGCAAATAATTGGGTATCTTTATCTACTAATCAAATTGCAGCGGCAGACATTACATCAGGCGTTATTGAATCTGATAGACTCGCTAACAGTGGTGCTGCTAATTCATTCACTTTCTTAAGAGGAGATCAAAGTTACGCTTTAGCAACACAATCAATTAAAGGATCTGAAGTTAGATATTTTGCAAGAACAACTGCTCAAGCAAATATTGGAGCAAGTCAATTACAATTTGATACTAATTCAAACACTTTAATTGGACACGAAGTAAAAACTACTGTTCTTGGTATTCAAACAAATACAAATATTACAGGTGTTATAACTGCTGCTGGTATAACAACAGTATCTATAAACAATCCGATCACTCAAACAATTCCTCTGGGAAGTATTATTGAGTTTGAAAGAGGAGGATCTCCAATATCATTTGAATCGACTTTCACTCAAGGAAATTTTGTAAATAATATTATTATCAGCAATGGTGGTAGTGGATATACTAATGGTCAATATTTTGATCAACCATTGTTTGGTGGAAGTGGAACTGGTTTAAAAGCAAATATTACGGTTGCTGGAAATACAGTAACCGAAGTAACAGTAACAGATGGTGGCAGTGGGTATAGTTCGGACTTTCAAACTACACAAGCTCCAGTTTCTATTGGATCTGGTTCTTCTTTAGTACTTGACGTAAAAATTTCTACAGTTAGTAGACAATATGCAAATGTCTCTATTGATGTTGATAGAGTAACAAATTTAACTATTTCCAGTGACCTTTACGGAACAATTGGAGTTTCTAGATTTAAAAAATCACAATTCACAATTGGAGAATCAGGAAATGGTTCAATTGATCTTAAAGTTGGTGCTGATAGCGGATTAGATGCAGATTTATTAGATGGTCAGCAGGGATCTTTTTATACCAGTGCGACCAATCTGTTTAGTGGGACAATACCACAAGATCGACTTCAAGGAAACTACAATATTAATGTTAGTGGTTCTTCAGGTAACACATTAAGGGTAGAAACAGGAATAAACAATCCAACTTCTTCGCCATCACCCGATACTTTTGTTCGTGGTATTGTATCCAACACTATATTCAATACTGCTGCTGGACTCAGTGATGGTGGAAATAAAGTTCAAATATTAACATTTAGACCAGGAGGAACCGGATTTACAGTTGATGGTGGTGTTAAGCAATTAGCATTTACAGATAACAATAATATGTATCTTCGTGGTTCAGGAACTGGTGTATTAACATTCGAATCATGGGCAAAAGTTTGGACATCATTAAATGATGGTGTTTCTTCTGGTCTTGATGCTGACAGATTAGATAATAAACAGGGTCAGTGGTATCAAAATGCACTAAACATTAACTTCGGAACTTTATCAGAACAAAGACTTCCTAGGTATATTAGTCAAACGCATTTCCAAAATGCTATCAAAATTAAATCCACTAACGGAGATCCAAAGTATAGAGTTTATGTTTCTGGTCAAATTTTAGATACTTCCCCTGTAGGAACTTTTACTCCAGGTGATACAGTTAATCTATACAATATTAACGACCAAGCAGTTGGTGTATTTTCTATTGACAATGTAATAATTAACGATGATACAATTGATAATTTTAACGATTACACAATTCTTATCGGCAGATTGACTAGTGGTGGTTTTCAAACTGCACTGAAAATTGGTTCTGCTTCCACTAATGTAATTTTCCAAGATTTTTCTATTGAAGATGATAACGTAATTGATGTTGCTCAATTAGAGAGTGACTCAGGAACAGCTAGATTAAGACTTGGTAGAATGGATGGTGTTGTAGCAACAGAACCATCAATTGATTTCAAATCTTCTATCATACCATCTTCCACATTTAACTCAAGAATTATTGCATC